GAGGGGATGGCAAGGTAGCGGGGTAGGTGCCGATGGCGTCTCAGGGAGGCTTAGGATCGGTCGATTATGTTGCATAGGAGGGGATCGCATTGCAGCAATAATGGATGTGGGCGGTGCTGAGATGGGTGGATGATAGGGTATGCACGCATGCACGCACGCGCACGCAAACGCATGAATCATGCGTTTTCATGTACATGTCACGTCACGCAAACGCATGAGAGAGTCTAGGAGACTCATGCGTGCGTGCGTCATGTGTCCCGGTAAGACCCAAAACCGATCTATTCGACGCGCAGCGACCGCGTCCACGCGCGCCGTGCTAACTGTTAAGTATGGTTGCGTGCGCGCCGACCACGCACCAAGCGCCCGTTTGGATAGCCAAACGACCGTTAGGCCTTAGTGTGAGCCTTCGCCTAGGCTGAAAGGGAATGCCTGCCTATTGGCCCAAGGCCTAGCGCGCATGGTGCGCTGCGGAAAACCGACCTCCCGAAATCACTTTCATTCCTGCGCCCCTCGTCGAGGCGCATAACTGCCCAAGTTGAAAAAAGCTTGAAAAATTTTATTTTTTCTGTCATAGTGTACTGAATAACCCGAGGAAGTTTTCATGCCCATGCTGTGGTGTCCCTTTTGCATAGGAATTACTCCGCACTTTGCTGAAGTGCGCGCCGGCCGTATTGCGTGCAAGGATTGTCGTGTCGATGCGCAAATCGTTAAGATCGAGGCTAAGAGAGCAGTTTTTGCTGAGAAAAAAGCTAAGCGTCGCCCCGGCATGCAGGCCATGCGCCGTCTCAAGATGAACTGGAAAAAATGCCGAGAGCGCGCGATTGAAAAGGGCATACCTTTCAACCTTGATCTTGAAGATTGCCAGCCTCCTGCGTGCTGCCCTGTTTTTGGGACGCCATTCAAGGTCGGCCTTCCTTGGTATCAGCGTGCAAGCATTGATCGCGTTAAACCGGAACTAGGATATGTGAAAGGAAACATACGTATAATCAGCCAGTTAGCCAACAGCATCAAAAGCACAGCTAACAGTACTCAGATCCGTGCTGTTGCCGATTGGCTAGAAAAAGTGGAGCAGGGAAAAGCGTAGGCGCAGCAACTACATATCGCTAACATTCGTGCACCGACGTCAGCGTTCACATCGAAAAATCCTTGACACACCTAGCTAACCCATGTCATAGTGTGCTGAATGGAACGATAAATTCCATTACAGCCTCTGCCCCATGCTGACGCATTTGAGGGCACAGCCAGAACAGCGGCGCCGCGCCGGCCTCGATCGAGTCGCCGCGCGCCGGCGCATGCTTCTCCCGTGATCCGGGCTCGGCACGATCCACCCGGCGCGGCTGTCCGCCCTCACGAATTTTTTACGGAGACAGGAAATGGCAGATGTCACAAGTTCCACGACTGCAGCGGCCCCAAGCGCCGCAACCCCCGTCGCCGCCGTCTCAGCAACTGTCGGTCAATCCATTGACGCGGAAATCGTTGTCCTCAAGAGCCGCCTTGCGTCACTTGAAGCAAGCGCCAAGACGGACTGGTCAAAGGCCGTCGCTTGGGCCAAATCAAATTGGGCGCACATCGCGCTCACTTACCCAGCCGCTGCCACCATCCTTGCGCCAGTCGTGAAGGATTTGCTGAAGGCGCTGTGATGGCAGATCCGACTCCCGCAGAAGTTCACGCGGCCCTGGCGATACTCGCCGCGGCCGAAACGGCACGCGAAGTAGCCGCCGCCCACGTTACGCCGCCAGTACAAGCCGAGGACCCTGCTGCAGCGGACGCGTCCCAGACGGCCTCTGTGCTGGCGGCCGTGACCGTCGCGCCGGCAGCTGTCGACCCGTACGTCGCGCGATCGTTGAAGGACTCGCCGAACGGATTTTAGTTTTTCTTTTTACCACCGTGGAGAAGACGATGGCTGATGATACCAACGCGCAGCCGCGCGAGATGATTACGCTCGCCGACATGGCGAGCCTGAATGTGTTTGCACAGTTGCAGATCGACAATCCGGCGCTGGCCGAAGAGATCAAGCAAGTGATGTCCGGCGAGATCCGGCGCGTCGAGATCGAGTTGTCGCTGATGCTCACCGACCTGAAGAAGTCGTACGACGATGACATCGCCGCGCTTGCGGCGGATGGCAAGGTGTTGCCGGCCGACCATGACCTGACGCCGCTTGTGAGAGTCGCCCATGGCTTCTGACAAACTGCAGGCTTCTGTGATCAGCATGCTCGCTGATACCGGCGCGAAGAACGCCGCCGCCCGCCTCGGCATGGACTTAAACGCCGTCACCAAGGTGTTCAACGAGGAACTGGGGCAGATCGAAGCGCAGCTGTCTATCCTGCTGTCGCACATCGAAGGCCGCTACGAGAGCGAGATCGCGAAGTTGAAAGGCGCGCGCGGATTTTTCGGGAGAATTTTCAAATGAACCAGCCACAAGGCATGGAAGTGCAGTTACCCACTAGTCTGACGCTGCAGTTGGTAGTGCAAGATGTGATCGCGATACTCGCGGCGCTCGGCGACTCAGGTCCCCACAAGCTGGTGAACCCGATCATCCGCAACATCGAGCAGCAGCTGATGGCGCAGCAACTTCCGCAGACCAAAAATCCGCCTGTCCTTCCGCCGCCCGCGGCGAATGATGTGCCGGTAGATGTTGGGATCGCGGAAGAAGTCGCGCACCACCCGGTCTGATCATGGCTGACGAACCCAGCTTCCTCGACATCGAGGTTGCGGCGCCTGAGCCCTCGTGGCTCGAGATCGAAACGATCGAGGCGCCGAAATCGGCGTTGCCCTACGACTCGCTGCGCTTTCAGTGCATGCGAGGATCTGGGCGCGTGTGGGCGTGCGACGGGCGCTACGTCGCCTACCGCCCGTTCAATCACGTGCTGGACAAGCACGCGAACCCGGTGTTCCAAGAACGCGTCGAGCGCTTCCAGCGCGAGGGCCACTTTGAACACGTGGGCACCTTCGACGAAGTGATGATCTTCAAGCTGAAGCCTGAGTCGCCCTGGTACGCGAACGAAGACAAGGCGTACACCGCCGGCAAGAGTTTGTGGGGCGACATCAACCACGCGATCGAGCTGGCCTGCGCGCGCGACTGGAAAGATTACACAGATCTTCTCGAAGCGATGGCAGCCGGTATGATGGCGGGCCGCGACCCGGACTTCGCGCGCCAGGCATGGGAAGACGCGGTGAACCAGACCATGATCGGCATCTACCAGAAAGGCGGGCCGCTTGCTGTTGAAATCCGTGCTGGCGTCGAGAATGTTCGATCTGCCCGCGGTGGCACTCGCCGTCCTGGCATACTGCTTGCGACGGACGTTGCGAATACCAAGAACGTCCAGTACGAAGGCACCAAGCGATGAGTTTCTTGGACATCGATGATGAGCCTGCCCCGGCGCTTCCGGTAGTTGCGCGCGACGCGCCGAGCGATCCGCTTGAGCGTTTGCGTGCCTTCGAGACGGCGTGGGCTGAACTGTCCGTGCAGCAGAAAGGGTACCTTGCGAAGCTGAAGGAATGCAACTTCCGGCAGGGCAAGGCGCTCGAAGCGTTCGGCAAGTCGAAGACCTACGCGTCGACCGTGTTCCGCTGGCGCGCGAACGAGCACTACGCGTTCATCGAGAAAGCGATGAAGGCCGACATGGTCAAGGACATCCTTGAGCGCGAGCGCCTGATCATACGACAAGACAACATCGTCGATGATCTGCTCGAGCCGAAACCGATTTTGTACCAGGGCGCGCCGACGGGGTTCTACGAGAATCAGCCCGCGGCCGCTGCGAAAGTGAACGAGACGCTGCTGCGTGTCGGCGGGCACATGAAGGAAGACGATCAGGTGGCACAGCGCGGCGGTCCCGCACTCGTGATCCAGCTGACGAACCGCATTGGCGGCGAAGTGATCTCTGAAGTCAAAGTAGGGATCGTGCCTGAGTTGCCGGCGCCTTCGTGGTTGGACGACGGCGATGGCGCTTAATCCTCTCGGTCCCGTAGCCTCCGCATTTTATGCAGACAATCATGAGGTGGCGGCGATTATGGGCCCGGTGGGCTCAGCTAAGTCTACAGGCGCTGCCTGTCGTATCGTTCGACACGCGTACGAGCAAGCGCCCCACAACGGTATACGTTATTCGCGCTTCGCTATCGTTCGTAATACCGGCCCCCAGCTTGTTGATACGACGATCAAGACATGGCTCAAACTATTTCCTGAGAACGTGTACGGTAAGTTTTCGACGACATCGAAGACGCATCGTTGGCGCTTTCGACCGGAGGGCGCGAAGCATTTAATCGACGCGGAATTTATTTTTCGCGCGCTCGATGACGAGGACGATGTCGCGAATCTCTTGTCGCTCGAAGTCACGGGGATGTGGTTCAATGAGCTACGAGAGATCAACACGACTATTTTGGCGCATGCTGGCCGCCGTGCTGGTCGCTTCCCTGGCGCTGATTTGGGTGGCTGCACATGGCGCGGCTGGATTGGTGATACTAACCCGTGGGCTGCGACATCAGATCTTCACGAGATGTTCGTCGCTGATCCGCGCGAAGGCTACGCGTACTTCAAGCAGCCCGGCGGAATGGACCCGGACGCCGAGAACCTAGAAAATCTCGAGCAGACGCCGGAAACGATTTTGCTGCCGTGGAACGATCCACGCAGACGCGAGCAGGGCCGCACGTACTACATCAACGCGCTGCGTGACTACACCAAGTCCGACGGCGACATGTACGTGCATTGTAAGTACGGCGCCGCGCGAGACGGCAAGCCCGTGTTCGAGGCGTACGACGACAACGTCCACTGCCGCGAAAAAGAAATTTTGTGGGCGAAGGATCATCCGAAAGCGGAACCGTATGTCCCGATTTATCTAGGCTGGGACAACACCGGCCGCAACCCCGCGGTAGTCGTCGCACAGAAGTCTGACGACGGACAGTGGGCAGCGCAGTACGAGTTGTGCGCGCAGGGCATGGGCATGAAGGCGTTCGCTGCGGAAGTGAAGCGCTGGCTCACGCAGACGATTCCGAGTTACCGCATCCTCAAGATCACGTGCGACCCGGCCGGCAAGGCGAAGGGCGCAGACGATCTGGATATGCGCATGATCATCGTGCAGGCGTTCCCCGGTGTGCCGGTCATCAACGCGCGCACGAACGATCCGGCGACACGCATCGAAGCGGTCGACGGCGCAATGCGCCGGCAGATTCTGCCCGGCGGCGAGCCGGCGTTGGTGATCAGCAGGCGCTGCAAGATCCTGCGCACGGCGTGCATCAACAAGTACCGCTACCGGAAGATGAAGATCTCCGGCGAAGAACGGTACACCGAGACGCCCGACAAGATCACGCCGTACGCGGACGTGGCCGACGCACTTCAGTACTTGATGCTCGGCGGCGGCGAGGGTCGATTGAATTCAGGCAGCGGGGAGAAAGAAATTGTTTGGCCTACGCAAGCTATTCAAACCCCGCGTCCCAAAGGATGGAACCCCCTCGGCGTCAAAGATTAGCCTGCTGGATCTGCCAGAAGGCATTCGTCTGATTGAGTGGCGGGTGGTCTACCATCCGCGCACTCCGTACTTTTTCTGGACCGAGTGGCTGAAGCAGGGCTTTCGACACTGCGAGTTGTGGCGCGAGCAGCGCTACGGCGAAGCACCCAACGAAGTGATCTGGTTGGTGCTGAAGCCCACCTTCGAAGTGCTCGAGTCCTACATCGACTTCGATCCCACACCGCCGCAGGATCGCTTCCCCGGCGCCACGATCCAAAAAGTGCAAGTGCTGTCGAAGCAATACAAAGTGCGGGAATGGTTCGCCTTCGGGCCACATACCTGCGTCGAAGCGTGCAAGTTCGCGCTCGGCATCAATTCATTCTGGACGCGGACACCGCACCAGTTACACCAGTATATCCGACGCCGCGGAGGCATCATTCAATGAGTTCGTTAGGCGGCGGAAGCACTCCAGGTCCTACACCGATGCAGCAAGCGCTGCAGACGGAGCAAGCGACGACGAATGCGAACCTCAACCTCGAAGAGAACGAGCAACGCAAAGTTATTTTGAACGCGATGCAGGGCACGCGCGTTTTCCGCGGCTCCGCGCTGTCGCGTCAGATCGCGAGCAACACGGCCGGCACCGGCACGCCGTCGGCGCCTCCCGGCGTCTCCGGCCAGCAGCAGAACGCGCCGTTACGCGCGGGCGCTGGCGGCAGTTTACTTGATCTCGCCGGAGCAGCGCCAGGCAGTTCAACGCCTTCAACCGGCGCCGGCGCCGGCGCGACGCCGACCGGCCGGATATCGATTCCGGGGATCGGCGGCATAAGCGGCCGAGTGTAAGGATGCTGCTCAGCGAATTACCCTCTGGGCTGGACGATGCCGCGGCGCTGCTGAAGCGTCGCAAGCACGCCGAGGACAAGAAGCACCTGTGGCGATCGACGTACCGCGACGCGTATCAGTACGCGATGCCGGCGCGCGAGACTTTTACATGGCACACCGAGGGGCAGCAGAAGAATCGACTTCTGTACGATAGCACTCTGCAAGAGGCGACGTATACGGCGGCGAATACGCTGTGTGCCCTTCTATTCCCGGCATGGATGCATTGGGCGGAATTCTCGCCGGGCGCCGCGATCAAGAAAAAGGATCTTGAGGACAAGCCCGAGATCAACGAAGGGTTGCAGCAAGCGACCAAGATGTTTTTCAGCTATCTGAACTCATCGAACTTCAACACCGTCATCAGTGAGGCGGCGCTGGATCTGCAAGTCGGCACGTGCGCGCTGACTTTCGATGAAGGCGACATGGACCAGCCGTTCGTGTTCCAGGCCATCCCGCTCTCCGCGATCGAGATTGAGGAAGGTCCGAACGGCACGATCGAGACGACGTGGCAGCACCGCAAGCCGCACGCGCGGAACTTGCTGCGCATGTATCCCGGCATGGAACTGATGGATCTGCCGGCGGCGACTCGCAAGATCATACAGGAAAGCCCTGAAGAGAAGCTGAGCATCGTTCAGGGCGAGATATACGATCCTGAGACGAAGAATTATTACGGCGTCGTTCTCGACATGACGGGGCCGACGATTATCTGGCGCTACAATTTCGGTAAGTCGAATCCGACAATAGTCGCGCGCGCTTCGAAGTGCGCCGGCGAAACTTATGGCCGTGGACGGGTGTTATTGGCGTTGTCAGACGCCCGCACCGTAGACCGGATGCAGGAATTCGTTCTGACACAAATGGCCTTGCAGGTCGCACCGCCGATGACCGGCGTGAGTGACGGTGTGCTTAACCCGTACACGGCTTCTCTGACTCCGAACACGATTATCCCCGTGGCGAGCAACGCGGACAATTCTCCGTCGTTGCGGCCGCTTGAGCTAGGGCAGAATTTTCCTCCCGCACAGGAGGAAATGAAAAATCTGCGCGAGCGCATACGCAGGACGCTGCTTGGGCCGGAGCCCAGTGAAGGACCTGTCAAGAGCGCCACAGAAATTTCTGTGGCCGACCGCAATCGCCTGTGGGCGATGAACGGTGAGTACAACCGCATAATGGCGGAACTCCTCGCGAAAATTATGAGCCGCGGGGCTTTTATTCTGCAAAAGAAAGGCCTGATGGCGCCGATGAAGATCAACGGCCGCTCTGTCGCCGTGAAGTACACATCGCCGTTCGCGAAGACGCAGAACACGGACGATGTGATCGCGCTGCAAGAGACGATGCAAGTGCTCGCGCCGCTGGGACCCGAGTCCCTGCAGATGGGCCTGAAGGTCAAGGACATCCCTGCGTACGTTGCGCGCCTGAAGGGCGTGCCAGAGTCGCTGATCATGACGGATGCGGATCGCACGGCGATGGCAAAGAGCATGGCGAAAGCGGCGCAGGCCGTGCAGCAGAATCAGGTGCAGCAGAACGCTGCGATGAATCCGCAGCCGCCGAACACTACGAATGAGAGTCCGCCGCCGTTGAGCGCGGCGTAAAAACCACCAGGAGAAGCTGATGGCAGCAGGAAGACAACCGGGCAGCTGGTTAGAAGATGAAGATCCCTTTGCGCAGACTGCTCCGGCGAAGAAAGAAGTGACAGATGAGGCGCTGATTTTTGCGCAAAAATATCTGATATTTGAGTCTGGTGTTGCAAAAGACCTCTTAGATTTTTGGACGCGCACGGTGCGGCATAGAAAA